GTAGAAAACTACAGCAATCAATAAAGCAAGCAGAAAAGTCATAATGTACTTTTTCACTTTTGTACTCCCATTAAAAAACCCACTCATTCGAGTGGGTTACTTTGATAATAAACCGCCTTGTCGCTGCTCTTGCCGGATAATCGTTCTAACAGCATTGCCGATCATTTGCCCAAGCTGCTTCTGATCCTGAGTATTAGCACCATTGGTATTTACACCTGAATCAGTTACATAGACTTGGATTGTGACAGGCTGTCCAGAAGATGAAACTGTTCTCTCCAAACTCCCACCTGAGTTAATGGCGTTCAATGTATCAACACCAACTCGCTTGGTAGCTGCGGCATTGAGTACATATTCCTGACCATGAACTACACCTGCAACATCACCACGCCCCATGTTGCCTGTATATCCACCAGTTGAGAAACCAGTTATACCGGCAACACCTTGAGCCATAATCAAACCAGCATTAACATATCCAGTGGTTTTCATCATAGTAGATAGCGGTATACCTTCTACTGGACCTAAGCCGATAGGTGGTGGCGCAAGAGCGGCAGCGGAAGCTAGGTTTCCATAGATGACTGCCTGAGCTGCTGCCATGGTTTGTTGGATAAGGTACATTGCTTTATACGCACCTGACTGCTCTCCTTGGGCATCCTTAATAATGCTAGTCATGGTTCCCCATGTTCCTTGAGCAGCCGAGATCATGGAAGAATACATATTTAGCTGCGTTTGGTTTTGGTTGAACTGCAAGTCACTATATTTTTCTGAGTACTCCTCCTGGATCTTGTATTTGTTTTGCTCGTGAAGCAAAACAGCATCTTCAATCCGTTTGTTGTATTCAAGTGTTGTTATCACTTTTTGCTCAAGTTGGATTTTTAGCTCATCTCGCTGATTAATCAGGTTGTTGTCATTTTCAGCGTATGCATTTCTTTCACCAAATTGCAGTGAAAGACCTGCTCGCTGTTCAAATGGTGCAGCTAAAAGATCTCTTTGCTGTTTTAGTTCCTGCAAAGCTTTTAGATTAGCCTGATTATATGCCGCTTGGCGTGCAGCCTTTGTGAGGTTGATTAATTCCAGCTCATGTTGATATTGCTCATCAAGATACTTAATTGCCTCATCACGTTGTGACTTACTTAATTCAATGTCGTGTGCCGCAGAAAATTTCTTACGATCAAAACTTTCCTTAAGTAACTGCTCTTCGGTCAAGTTGAATTGCTTATAGTCATCCAACTTGGTTCTTAACGCTTGTTGAGCGATTGCAATATCATTATCGGCACGTGCTTTTAGCTGTGCTGTGATTTCAGCCTTACGTTCAGGTGTGAAGTTAGCCTTATCAACGTCTTCCAGCTTCTTGGCAAGATCATTTCTAATCTTAGTGACTTCATTGGCAACATCGTTTTCTAGCTGAAGACGTATTTTTGCCTGTTCTTTAGCTAAGTTCGTTGTGTCTTGAAGAAGTTTGTCAAAGTCTTTGGAAGAGATATCACCAGCACTGTATCCATTAGCACCAGCCACATAGCCCATAAAGTCTTTCCAGTATTGATTATTATTTTTACCAATACCTTTACCCTTTTGGACATTGCCTTCACCAGCGTGATAAGCACGTACAGCTTTTTCTAAATCTCCTTTGAAAAGTTTTAAAAGGTAAGACATGTACTTGCCGGCACCTTCAGCAGACTGAGCTAAGTCATAACGATCTTTTACACCATATTGTTTGGCAGTACCTTCAAGGAATTGGAATCCACCTGTTGCACCAGTACTTCTATTGACTAGATCAGTTCGCCCACTGTTACCAGTTTCAATTGCATGAATTGCAGATAAGGTGCCAGCTGGCAAGTTGTACTTCGACTCAATACTAGAAAAATTGTACTTAGCTGCATTTGCTTGAACTTTTGCACTAACACTGAGTACTTTTTGTTGTTTCTCGAGTTCACTCGTATGTTTTCGCTCAGCAGCAGTTAGCTCATCCTTTTTGTCTTTCAGTACATCGAGGGCCTTTTGAGCTTGTGCAACTAAATCCATCTCCTCTTTAGTTACAATTGCAGTAGTACCTGGAGGAGCAACGGCTTGTTTTGCCTTTTGAAGTTCAATAATCTTTTTAACAGTTTCTTCACTGTAGCCAAGATTTAATAACGCCAGCTCTTCATTCGATTTAAGTACTTCTGAACGAAGACTTTCGAAATAACCTTTTTGCGCTTTAGCTGCACGATCGGCTGCGTTAGCATTACCATGTAGCTCATCCGTATTACTCTTTACTTGTACTGCTGCATTTTGTGCCTTATTGCCAGCAAGACTAACTTCAACACCGAATATTTTGAGCTTTTCTGCAGACAAACTTGCTTTAGATGAGTTTTCATCATATTGGGCAGCTTGCTTTTTAAGATTTTCATACAGATCGGTAGGCAGTTTAATTTTATTTAAACGTTCAATGGCTTCCGAATAACTGATTGTTCCAGTTCTTGCATCTTGTGAAATCTTTTCAACCTCTTTATTTCCTCGTGCATAGTTTTCGATATCAATTAAAGCTGCACCAACCGCGAATGAGGATTTTTGTAGTGCTTCATTTTGAGCCTTGAACGCTGTAGTTAAATCATTAACGGCTTTTGCCTTATCATTGCCAGATAATTTTTTTAAAGCTTCATCTGTTCTTTCAGCAACTTTTGCCTGTTCTTCAAGTTTCTGGGTAGCTTTTGCAGCCTTATCTTGGAAATACATATAGCCAGCCGCCAAAGCCGTAATTCCAAGTGTAATTGCACCTATCGGTCCACCCACTAGACCTAAAGCTCTACTACCTAAAGTGGCTACTGTAGTTAATCGAGATTGAGCTACCGAATAAGCTGTTGTCGCAATGGTTGCTTCTTTTACAGCAATATTATGGGCAACTTCAGCAGCGGTTAGTCTTTGGATCGCTGCTGCACGTGCATTTGCACTCAATGCTGCATTATATTCTGCTCGAGCCAAACCTACCTCTGTGAGAGTTAATGCAGCGGATTGTCTTGCTCGCATTGCTTCTACACCTAGTAACTGTACTTGTGATTGTGCCTCTGCAAAATTAGCTGCTCTTTGTTGAGCTGAAGCAACGATACTTGCTTGAACGGCGACTGTTTTAGTTAAGATAGACTTTGTTATTAAGCCAATTCCAACAACTATTGCACCATCAATGATGACATTTAAATTATTGCCAAGTAACTGAATGCCACCAGCTAAAGTTTGTGCTGCTCCCGATCCTTTCCCAGCTTCACCAACAAACTTTGTGACTTGATTATTAAGAAGTGTCAGAGACTGCCCGATAGTAATATCGGTTTTAGCGAATAATGCATCAACATCATTCTGAACATTTTTAAGTGCTTTAACAATTTCTTGTGAAGTAATTTTCCCTTCAGCCGCAACGGAACGCAATTCACCAACAGTAATACCCATACCCTGCGCAATTGCTTTTGCTAAAGCTGGTGTTTGCTCCATGACAGAATTTAATTCTTCGCCACGCAAAGTACCACTTGCTAAAGCTTGTCCAAACTGTACTAAAGCAGCATCTGCAGCTTGAGCACTGGCACCACTAATCGCTACTGCTTTGGAGACAGTTTCAGTTAAGCGAGCGGTGTCATCCATAGTCAAATTCAACGTTTTAGCATTGTCACTAAAGCGCTGGTAAACCTGTAAAACTGAATCCCAAGCTGAATAAGTTTTTTGAGCAATATTGAAAGTATCTTCAGTTGCTTTATTTAGTTCAGTTTGATTTTTGGTAACAAGCTTTAGACGGTTTTGAAGGCCAGTATAAGCATCCATTTTTGAAACAGCTTCACCCGCCGTAACTAACCCAGCCATATAACCTGCAAGTGACCGCGTTGCTACTGACAAACCGTCCATGGACTTAGAAGCGAATTCCCCTTTACGTTCTATACTATCGAGCTCATTGCCTAGATTTCGTGCATTACGCTCTGCATTTTTTGCATCAATTACAATGACGAGACGTGATTCTTGTGCCATCTTACTTTCCTCTAGGCAATAAAAAACCCGCTTTCGCGGGCTTTAATTAATTAGGTGTTATCTTAGGTTTTTTTCACAGTATGGAGATGCATTACTTAAGGATGGATCGGGAATATAAGTATACGTTGCTCCACCATAGTAATTAGCTCTTAACTCAAGCTTTGTACTAGTTTGCAATTTTATTGTTTGTTTCAAGCCAGATTGTAGAATAACTTCTGAGCCATTAATTTTTAGCTTCTCAAGTGAGTCATTGCCACCCCAGCTTGAACACATCAATCCAGTGCCATCCTTTTTAAATGCATATGTAACTGTGTACGGACCATTTACACCAGTCCAGAATCCATTTAACTCTGTTGATGTAGGTGTTGTTGCCATGTACTGATTATTTGTCATGTCAGAAGTTGCAGCGCAACCCGTAAGAGTAATAACCAAACTCATTAAAATAATTTTTTTCATATTCACAGCCTTGTTAAAATCAATATTAAGCAAACTTTAATCAATAATTTATTTTATTTATACATTTCTGAACAGCCAATATAATACTTGGCAGTAAATTCGTTAAGTTGTTCTTCTTTCACAGACGGGGTTGAGTAATTTGGTTGCGAATAAGCATCTTTAACAATCAATCTGATTATTTCTGCTCTTTGCTCATCTTTAATTATTGTGTTTACTGTTTCCAGACTAGAAAGAATAGGAACACCATTTTGTTTAGATGTCATAAAAGTTTGGGCTAGCTTAGCTAAATTTACACAATTTTCTTCATGCTGTTCTTTAGCTGATTTTTTATTAGGTGCAGAAAATACTGAGGTTGTAATAAATACAACTGAAATAAATAAAATAAAATTTTTCATGAAATACCCCTATGTTTAGGGGTAATTTAACAAACTGATCATTAAATGTCACATGAAGAAAAACCCGCACTTGGCGGGTTCCTGTTGAATTTATGCTTGCATCTCATCTTCTTCAAATGGAAGTAAAGGAGTAATCTTTTGCTTTAACTCCTCAACCTTGCTTAATGCTTGTGGTTTGTATTGCTTCCCAACCAAACATAAGGTCCTTCCAGCATTTGAAGCTATTTCAGTAAACTTCTCAAACTCTAATACAGCTCTGTTGAATTGGTTCATTAATCCAAATGCTGTTTGTCGCAATGCTTTTTCACAGTTAATAAAATAACGTCTTGCAACCCGACCTTGTTCATTGTTTTCAACCATTGACAGCTCTTTAGCCATATCAATAGTTAATATGTATTCTCTTGAAGAACGCCCACCATTAGGTTTTTTGGGGTTTACCAAAAAACTAATATAGTCTTCATTTTCAATAAATTTATAGGTCTTAATCCGTTTTTTTATCCATGTGGCAAACATTTCCCCAGATTTAAGCCACTTATGCAATTCACGTGCATCAACACATGGTTGTACTTCACCGCCAATATCTCTATCAACAACTGGAATTAAAGTTTCTTGGTTAATAAGCATATTCATGACATTAGCCCTCCATTGCCCTTAGAGATTTTGTTCTTATTACTTGCATCAAGAAGTGAGTCAGCGAACCCTTGCATATGGCTTATAGCTATAACTTGTTCGCTAAGCGATTGTATTAACCAGTCAACATCATTGAATGTTCCTAACGGTATTTCTTCATTTGCGTTGGCAAGCAATACACCAATAGCACTTAATCCCTTTAAAACTGGAAGGTTTGCATTTTCCGCAGCGCGTCCTACAGATTTTAGAAAATTTTCTTCATCTGCTGAAACAGAACCGTTTTGATCTGTTACCTTCTCAAGAATCTCAATAGGAATGGTTGGCAGTAGATCGGTAATATCTAGAACCTTGTCTTTATCAAATTCGAATGGTATATTTAACATAGTTATCTGTCCTCTGGGACACAGCTAAACCTTGTACAATCTTGGCGGATGGCAAGGTTTTTTTGTGCCTGTTAATTTCATGCTTTCGCACTCTCTTTGCTTTGTAAAAATTGTTTAATCGCTTGGTTAACAACATAGGTCAATGAGCGATCTTCCTTTTCTGCAATTTCCTTCAATTTCAAATGATCAGTATCATCAAAAAATCGGATTTTTAATTGCTGTTGATTTTGCTTTGCCATAATAATCTCCACAATAGTACCAAGGAGGTACATTTATAATATGCACCTCCTTGCGACCATTGTCAAGTACCTCCATGGTACTTTATGATCAGTATTTCATTTTTGCGGTATATGGTTTATTTCAATGAGCGAGAATCAAAAAGACCCTCAATACAAACTAAGGTGGTCTGAAGAGTTACGTGACAAGGTGGCTGAATCTGCCAAAGCATATAAGCGCTCAATGAATGCAGACATTATTGCCCGTCTTGAAAGAAGCTTTGAGCAGGAATCAGACTTGTCACCGCTTAATATGCCCCCTGAAGAGTTAGAGGCACGTCTTACCAAAGTTCTAGAAGAACGTGAACAAAATAAAAATAAAGATGCAGAACTCAACATTGAGATTTCATCTGAATCTGAGAAAGACAAAAAGATTCAAAGCCTAGAAGAACAACTCGCTAATTCCATGAAAATGATGGAAATGATTACAGGCATGTTCGAGTCAATGCTTAATGGAACCCAAGATGAATATATGGATAAAGTTTTTAAGAAATATCCAAATGTTAAAAAGTTCTATAATAAGTCTTTAGAAGAGTCTAAAAAGTTAATTGATGATGAACTGGACAAAGATGACCCAGTTAAAGGCTCTTGGTAACCCCCCCATATATTAAAAGCACCTCACGGTGCTTTTTGGCGCAATAAAAAAACCACCCGGAGGTGGTCTTTTACTCTTAAATTAGTAATTTAGATTTATCTATTTTTAAAAATAAATGCTACGGCCAAAGTTCCAATAGTTACTGAAGCAATTGTTGCTCCTGCACCAGGTTGACCATGTAAAGCAATATAACCACCACCTAAGATTCCGCAAATACCTATAGCGCCCGCGAAAAACTGACCTAAGATTCTTTCACAAAATATAAACTTATTTGTTCTACTAGTCTGTTTACGTCTTTCTTGCGCTTCTTCCGTTGTCATTTTTACAACCCAATCAACGAGGTCGGGACGGAAGTTGTGTAGTTTCTCTAACTCTGCTGTATAAACAATTGGAGCATCTGATTCTTGATGGTGTAATTGAACTTCTTCACCCTTACCATTTCGTGCACCTACAGCAACTCTTTTATTACCGGCCATAGGCCTCCTTGGCTTTTGAGCGAATATCGTTACCAACCATTCTAACATCTCCTCTCAAATTATATTGATCTTCATGAAAACCATTGGCCGGAGATTTATATTTACGTTGTTTATGTGGAGCTTCAAAAATAAAATTAGCACCACTTAACAAATTTGATAAATGACGGACAACTGTATTCATAACTCTCTCCTTAGTGAGGTTTTGATATACACACCCTATCAAATAAATATTTAATAAGAATGAAGATGTACATTTCATTACGTACTCAAACAATTCTTAAAATATATTTTACTTGGATATGCAAAACCCCTTAAGTTCAATGCCTTTAAAAAATAATTAAAAGGGCTAAAACTAAGGGGACTATGGGCTGTTAAAATATTACAAGTTGACATTTGTGTCAATGACAACCCCTACCTTTAAAAGTGAATAACAAAAAAAATTAATCATTTAATTTCAATAATTTACAATTTTTAATTATAAAATAGTAGTTATATAAATTTTTTAAAACCATATGAGAAGTGCGGTATATTGTGCATTTCTTAAAATACCCCGCACTCGATTTTGTTTTAAGAAATAAAACCTTAAACGTTTTATTTCTTCACCTTAAACTTCTTTTGTGACTCATCTAAAAACAAGTTATCTATAGCAAAAATACAATCATTAAAGATGTATCGCTCAACTGGCAAGTCGTATTGTTCAACATAAGCATTAATTGCTGAGATATCTAACGCCAGAGGAACACCTTGTTCATAGCGTCTAGATCGTGCAATTGTGTTATATGCAGACAGGATGGCATTAGCTACATAAGAATAGTCAGGCGCAGCTGGCAACTTTACCCCGAGTGCTTCTCTTTGCTTTTTTTCGTGGTCCGTGAGACCCGCGTATTTGTTGGCGTAGGTGTAGAGGGTTGTGACTTTCCCACAACATCATCTCGATATTGATTTGCATCTGATTGAATCTTTTCTGATTCAGTTCGAATAAAGGACCAGAGAGAAACCCCTAAATCGCCCATGTTAAGCAATTTCGTAGCGTTCTCTGCATTGTATGCAGGTTCGGACTTTAACTGTTCGCCATTAGGACCTTCTTCGACAAATACAACACCCTTCCAGTCTTCAATTAAATGGCATGCAACTGCTTCCAATAGTAATTCATGAAAGAGTTTGTCATCGGGTGAAGCTTTAGCAACATCAAATCCTTTAGCTGTGATTTGGTTATTCGCACGTTCTAGTGCTACTTGATAAGGCTTATATCCAATGCCACGAATCTTGAACTCAGCAAGTACATTACCTTCAGTATCTTTATATTCGCGCCACAAACTGACGTCTTTATTTCTTTGAATATTGACTTCAAGAGCCATGTTATATCTCCAAATAAGAAGGCAGCAATAAAGCTGCCAAATCAGTATTAAGGTGTAACTGGTGCAATCACACGGGTAATAACCGGTGACACGCGAATATGGTTGTAGTTGATGTCGATTGTGATAGTGTCCTCACCACCGCCATCTGGGTGATTAGCTTCCGCTACCTCTAATTGTGGGAACTGGAAGGCATAGCCATTACCTGCATGATCTTCAATAGAGAATTCTAGCGGCATGGTGTCACGGGTTTTAATGAAGTCGATATATGCCGCTGACTGAGCCGAGAACATGTATTGAGTGTTCACAGTTACATCTACAATCTTTTCGAGATAAGTCGTTGCAGTGAGCTTTTTAGAGCCAATACAACGGATTGCTTCCATATTGTTGTTAATGGTCAATTCAAGAGACTGCATACAAGCAGTTCCGACCACTGTTTCACCATTAACTTTAAGATCACCAACGTTAAGAGCTGAAACAAGGACTAATTCAGGGACTGGTAAAGGCGAAGTCACAGGGTTTGTAGTTGTACGCTCAAACAGAGTACCCATCAAGCCAAATGTAGCTGTGATTTTGCCAGTAGTAGCAATAGACATCGTAGCTTCATTTATGCGTACACCGCGGTAAATAAATACCTGGTTAATATCTTCAAATACTTTGACGAAGGTAAATGTCTTTCGCACATTACCGCCAAAGTTAAGAACATCACTGGCCCAGTTATTCATTGCAACTGCTGACCAGAAGTCATCAAACAAGCCAATAGATAATTCAACTTCTAAAGAACCTGTGATTTCTGCTTCAGTTGCAAAACCACCTTGACGGAATCGCGAATCGACCACACTGTTTGATGATTCAGTGGTGACGTTTTCAGTTAAGCCATCAGTAACTCGGCGTACGGTTTTCCAAACTGGAGTAGTTGGTAATACTTCAGGGGTTTGCTCTTCAGCATAGTAAAGACGGATCTTTGCACCACTCGACATGGCTTTCTCCTTAATTTTCGGGCATTAAAAAGCCCTCGAATTGAGGGCGTTGTTTGGTTGTGTTCTCAGGCATTTAAGGGCTTACCTTGAATACCCCTGCAAAGTTTCAAAATGCTTTCTGCATGAAGGGTTATATGTTTGTGTTCTGGCCTAGTTCGCTCAATATCGATACCAATTAGAATTGCAGCCTGAATGTTTTTCTGCCAATTACCCGTATCTATAACAGGCTCAATTGAGCAAAAAATGTAGCTATCATCACCAATATTAATATCGGCATAATTATCTTCGTCAGTGGATGGACGGCATTCAGCAACAATATATGCGATTTCCATTACTTGGCATCCTTAAAGTCAAGCTGTGGTTGAAGCTGATACTCCAATTCCTTAATTTCAGACTCTAGCGGCTCCTTTTCCCATCTCCACTGCCCCATTGCACTAGCACATCCACTGATTTGTGCTTTTCTGCCTTGGTGATAATTGGTTAGAGAATTATATCTAGCCCATTTTGATTGGAAAACTTGACTGAGTTGATTAGCCATCCACTCAAAGGCATCAATGAATTGCTCTTTAATGGCATCGGCTTTTTCACCGTTGAATCCCATTACAAGGAACATGAAGCCTCGCTCAGTCATCTGGTAAAAACCTGTTTGTCGCTTTGTATTTCCTATCTTCTTGTTTTCTAAGGTAAACGCAAAATTGCGCTCACGAAACTTTGTGGAGCACTTCATATTTTTAATGGAGCGGAGAACGTCTGAATGCCTCTTTCCAAATGCTTGAGCAACTGCATAACTTGTTGTTCTTGGCTCACCGTTATTATTGGTAACCAATGCTCGTAAATTCAATGTTGTCATCATGTTCATAAGAGTTCCTCTTACTAGCTCATGTTCAAAGAAAAGAACTGGCAGGCACACTGAACATGAAAAGCGTGCTTTTCGGGGATCAGCCTAGCCAGTGTTCGCCTGAATTTCAGGCATAAAAAAACCTGCCGCTAAGGACAGGTTCGTTTAAAAGTTAAATTCGTTAATTGACGCGATAATTTATTGAAATGTTGTACTGAATGAAGTCCCCGTTATTGCCGAGTTTTTGTACTTGACCTTGGAGTATCTCTAGTTGGCCAGTTGTGTAATATTCGAAATGAGCTAACCAAGCATCTGCAAGTTTTGTTATTGCGACTTCATGTGTGTTCAGACGGGCCATGCAGTTGATTGAGATAACCCCTGTTCTTCTTGTGCATGGTGTATCACCAATTGCAGCAATGATTGAGCCGCCCCACAGCACGTTAATGTCACACCAAAGGCCATCAAGCGGCACAGCAAAATCTTTATTAGGATATTTAATTCGGGTCTGCTCAATTCCAGTAAATGCCATTGCTCTAGTGATAATGGCTTGTCGTGCTTGATCTAAAGTCATTGCCATTTTAACCACCGTATTTTTGAGCAATATAGTTAAAGGTTAAGCCGTAGACACCTTGAGGAGCTTGTCTTGAGTAGCCGCCTGTTGTCTTTGGTGTTTCAGGCTTGTCTGTAAAGTCGCCATACTCGATCTTAGTTGCATAAGGCGCATTCGTTTGAATGTAGACAACTGAATAAGGAACTAGGCGAGATAAGGCGCTTGTGCCTTTACTAACGGTTGAGCCACCACCTTTATCTTTCTCAGCTTCATTAAATGATTGGTCGGTCTGGTTAATACTGACTCTGTGGGATGCTCTAAAAGCTCCAGTATCGACTGGGCTTTGAAGAACTACACCTTGCAATGCATCAATGACAATATCTTTCTGTTTTTTAGTAAGGTCGGCTTCAATAGTCTTAGTGAATGCACTCGGTTTGCTGCTCCATCCCATGGCGTTATACCTTTCTTAGCTGGCAGAACCAACACGAATCTGCCGCATCTTGACCATAACTCACTACCCGATAATTACCGCCTTCAATCACCCAAATGTCATTAACATCTGGTTTAACTAAAGTTCCTGCTGCATCTTTCACTTCATTTTGCAGGAGCACGCCTTTGGAGTCTGTGGCGCGGTAATCTATCGGCTTGACCAAATCTTTTGCCCAACTCCCAAATAAGACACCACGACCGCTATATACATATTCTGTGTAAGTATCTTCACCTGTAGCGGGATTGGAGCTAACTAATTTTTTCCGGGTACATGTGAAGGTAGCTACTGCGTCTGCAAGCTCATCCACTGCATCAAAGGCAGCACCAAGTTCTTGCTGAATCTCATCACGCATTCCCATGACTTACTCCGTAATGACATATGTGTTGATGTGATACTTCTCGCTAAAGAATGGTTCTAGAAGGTCAAGGATGAATTGCATATCTCCACTTACTGACTCTTCTTTGCCTGCAACATAGGTCTTGCTTACTGATGTTCCAGATTGAGCAGATACGGTCTTAGAAGCAACCACACCTTCTTTAGTTGTGTAGAGTTGCCCTGCTGCTGCAAGCTTTGCCAAATACGCCCCTGCTGTAAGGATTGCATCTGGCACTTCACCTTCTGGATAGTTAGATAAATTTCTAGCATTAAGCCACGCATTAGCCTGCATCACAGCAATAACCGGATCACCAGTTCCCCACCAGTCAGGCCCTAGCTTTTGAGTCACACTTTCGACTGTTACATAGTTCATAGCTTAATCCTAAAAATCTAATTAAGAAGGACGGCCCGAAAGCCGCCCTGCTTTAGTTATGCACCACCATTCAGCGGTGCTTCTGGCACAGGAACTGCTACTTCTGGGTCCTTAATGCCATAGTCACCCGCTGTTTTGGCAGGGTCAAACATAGTGCCTGCTGCTAATTTGTCAGTCGCATCATCAGCATATCGGCGGTCAGTTGGATATTGATATTTGTAGTCTGGTTTCTTATCAGCCATGACTGCTCTCCTTAAAGGTTAGTAATTAGGAAGCGAATTGAGGTATCTTCCACTGCTGTTTTAAGTTGCCAGTTTTCTGCTTTCTGCAAGTCTGCCCAAGATGCACTTAGAGACTCACGGTCTGTACCACCTGTCAAAGTATTTGCAGGCGCAATAAAACTAAACCCTTGCGGATGGATTAGCATATTTCGGCGAGTCCATAGGATTTCGTGTCCAGCACCATTACCAGTTGATTGCGTTTCCTCAACAGCTAAGTCTTTGCGCCCTGGCACAGAGTCATAAGCAAATGCTCGTGGACCTGCCAGAATGGTAATAAATTTCGCATTGGCACCAGTACCAATTTGGGTATTGGTATCTGTTTCAATAACAGCACGGCCGTTATAAACGGTAATCGGTGGTAAGTTTGCGCTGGTGGTTACATGTTCTAAAAGCTGTTGTTTACGCATCTTTGCAGCAATTCGTGAATGCACAAACATCACACCACGGCCACGCAAAGCTGAATTCATTGTGCTTTCTGCATCAATGTAGGCATCCACTGACCAACGAGAAGCATCTGTAGCTGTTGAAGCTGAAATGTCAGTTGTAAGTTTCTTGCCGTTTGCTTGGTCATAATTACGTAGACCAATAACTGTTGCTAAAGCACGATTTTCTGCTGCTTGCTGCCAATATTTATTAAGCATTCCACCAATAAGTTCTAGAGAATTAACTTTAGTCAAATATTGTGCAAGAACTGACTCAACAAAGCCTTCGTTCATGAATGCGACACGTCCTTGCATTTCACCAGCATCAATTGTGCGTGGCATTGCAATATCGGTCAGAATAGTGTTGCCATAGTTCTGTTCTACATTCCCATCCACACCGTTAATATATGGAACAACAAATGTTGAAGAACCACCTGTTAACAATGGACGTAAACGATCATCAGATACGAATGCACCTGACTGCACGAGTGGCGAAACTGCCACAGGATTTGGACGTAGATAAGATAAAACTACGTCACGATTAAATACTTCTACTAAAGAAGGCATGGAGTTACTCCCAATAATTAATTATTAAAGTCACCATTCGCTACTGCTGCTTGGAACCCTTGAGGGTCATTCTTTTGGAATTCCAAACGCTCTTGCGTGGTCATTTCACTTGGTTTCTTGGCAGCTCCACCACCTGAACCACCGCCAGAAGCCCCACTTCCTGACGCATTTGAAGCAACAATTAGCGGCTTGAATGCCACATTGCCGCGGAACTCTTTTTTGAGGTCATCAATGCTTAAAGCACTAGGTTTGCCCTGCGAATCTAGTACACGTACTTTGACCTCACCGTTTTCATCCGTTTCGACTTGAAGACGGTTTGTAATGTGTGGAAGCAATACTGCCTCCGAGCCTTTGATAGAAAGCTCACTTGCTAATGATTGTGCTGTTTGCCCGACAGTTAATTTGTAGACTTGGTCTTGCAATGCTTTGGTTGCTTCAGCATGTTTAGCTTCTGCCTGTTCAAGCTTGGCTTTCCAAGAGGCTTCTATTGCAGCAATGTCACCTTTTTTACGGGCCGCTTCTTCAGCTTCTTTTTGGGCTTTTTCTTCTGCTTCACGTTGTTTTTGTTGAGCAGATTTTTTTTCACCAAGAAGCTCTTCAACTTTCCGTTTCAGTCCATCAAGCTCTGAGTTATCTTGCTGTGGCAGACCTTCAACTTTTAAATAAAATGCACCGTCTTTTTCTTCATAAAGTGCCTTCATTTCATCAGATAAGCCCTCTAGGCTATCGAGTTTGTATTTCATGTTTTGCTCCCTGAGCGGTTTTGCAGTCACAAACTGCGGGCAATAAAAAAGCACCCGGAGGTGCTAAGGTTATAAATATGGTTAAGGTCGAATATGTGCTTTTGGCTGTTTAAAGCTAAAGCCAAAAATTGCCATGTATCTTGGGATTATCTTTCGAACAAATGGCAATAGAATAAGATTTGTGCTGAGGACATATTGCGCCTCACTCATAGTAATTTTCTTCATAATCCCAACCTCTTAAACATTTCTTCATCAAGCTTTTTGAGTTCAGCAAGTGTGAATGGCTGACCTGTTAATGGATCGACAAATTTATCTAGAGAGTATTTACCCTCTTTGAATAGCTTGTATCGAGATGGCCCAAGCCAAGACTTTTGAAAAGCTGCATCCTGTTTATCAAACCAACCTTTAAAAGTTGTATTTGAATCCACAACACCTATCTCCCCCTCTCCATTCACTTTGTTGTTGAATGGGCGCATGCCGATTGTTTTCCCTGAATCATCCGAAACCGGAATTAGGATCGATCTACAGTTGGGGTGAAGTGGTGGCACAGGATGAGGTTCATCTTTCTTATAAACCTTGTCTGAATAACCCATGCAGATTTTAGAAGTGCGGCTATCTAGTGTTGCGATGAACTTTACATACTCAACACCAATGATCTGATATGTTTCATTCAAGGCCACATTTGACACATGACTTCGAGCAGTTCGTACCATTGTAGAAATCTGGCTTCTACTCTGATCAAGCAAACCGTCTTGGTAATTAAGTGCTTTCTTGCCCTTAATCCGCTGAACAATTTGCTGGTTTGTCTGACCTTTAGATAAGCCGTCTCGAATAGTTTGCTCTACCCGAACTTTTGCATCGTCTGCGATCTTCTCGAATAGGTAATCAAGCAAAATACCGCCACTCAAAGGCGTTTTCTTTGCCTTGTTGAATAGCGTCTTTCCATTTGGTTCTATTTTGCGATTAGCGAGGGTTTTAGACTGATATGTAGCTTCGTATACTGCCAACGCTGTTGCGCTTACAGTGAAGCTCTCAAGCAATCCTGCTGCAACACTTGCCTGCCAAGTCTGAACCAATGTTCTAACTTCTTTCAAAGCAGGTGTTGTGTATTGCGCTGCCATCAATGCAGTCTTTTCAGCGTCACTCAAGTCGTCTAATAAATCTCTTAACTTTGAAAGCATCTCGATAGAGAGCGAATCAAATTGTGTTAGGAGATTATTGATTTCAGTTGAAGACAGCCGATAAAGATAAGCCTGATGTGATACTAGAGCATCAAGCAGAGCCTGTTGTGACAACTGGATGTTCATTTGTCACTCCTGCGATTTAAACCACCATAGGTCTATTGACTGACTCGCTTTCTATACGTGTTTGCTCATCCTCATAGCTAATTTCTGGAACTTTCCCAGTAGTTAGCAACTCATGGAAGGTTTCCATACTCATGCGATTAGCAAGCACCATTTCCCAATAGAACTTAAGCGTATCAAGGTCAATCTTACCTTTAGCAAAATCTTGCTTAATTGTGAGTTTCGCTTTAGATCCGCTTCCATAATATGCAGCACACCATTTAAGCGCATATTCCATCGCCTCATTAGTATTGGCCACACACAAAGAAAGGACGCTGTACTGAGCAAGTTTTTCATTATTTGATTGAGTAGCCGTTTTATTGACTTGTTCCGTCTCAAGAATCTTGGCACCCATGGCCTGCATGTACTTTTCTTTAGCATCCATAGCCTGTTTTGCTAAGGTGCTTTCAGTGACTTGCTTGTAGTCAAATGATGAGCCTTTCGGAAGCATTAAAGGATTCTTAGAACCTAAGCGAACTCCATTTTTCTGCAACCAGTCACGCCAACCTTCATCAAGTTCATTAATAACTGGCTGAGCTTGTCCACAGATAAATACCATCTCTTCATAGCTTGCGCTGTTTTGATAATGGGCCAAGTTCATAGTGACAATTGGTTCTAATGGGATCGGGTCAATATTCCAATCATTAGCCAAAGACCCCAAAGGAATAAAAGGAATTTCATTCCATCTTTGGCCTAATGAATTCGTTGGATAAAAGATATCCCCGCCCTGTAGTTCTCCTGACTTATCTGTATAAACTTGAACGTTATATTCATTGTTTTCATCAAGTCGAAGTACGCGATAAATATTGATTTCTTTCTTAGAGAATTCGTCTTCTGGATCCTTTTCCGTAGTCTTCTCATGCAAGACAATAAGTTCAGGCTTATAGACCGAACCAACTCGCTTTAGACTCCAATTGATAATACTCAACGATTCATAAAAAACGATCGTTGGCCGAATGCCTAAGCTCTCTGCCTGCTGCACAGACACATTGCCGTCAGTAGTTGGATAATCAACAAATAAACCACCACGTGCATGTTTAAGCTGACCTTGCAACGCAGATTGAGCAACTTGATAAATTGACTTACCCGTACCATCTGTATCGTATTTAAGAAAATCCATTCCATCTGGTTCGAATGTTGGATCCTCTGCAAATACCACGCCGACCATCTTGTTTAATGTGTCCTTAGAAATCTCATAAAACACAGCACGGGTTAAGTAAGCCAAATAATATTGATCATTCTGCGTTAAATCAGACGATACATTGGGTTTTGGTAAATAAAGTTCGCCACGCTTCTTAACCGTGGCAGAACCATCACAGACATCGTCGATAGTTTTCCAACGCTTTTTCATGTCTGCATAAGCTTGATGTTCAGTATTAACTGGCATTAGTAAACCATTCCTATATCTAGTGTTTTTGCAACTACCTTTTTACCCATAGCGACAGCAAACATACGGAACCCATCTGCACCATGAGAGTGAATGTCATGAAGTGGGTTGTCCTTCCAACATCCAAGTTTGTCATTCCACTCTTTTCGATAGTTCTCAAGATGAGTAATGCCCTCAGCACATTTGTATTCATCAAATTCGCATAAAGGCAGAATCTCACGGACCTGCTCGATACCATCCATTACGGTGATACTTGGCACCACTTCGAAATTGACTGAGTACTTCTCCCCGTCATCGAGCACATAGCCCTCTTTGGCAATGTCAAGACGAGACTTACCATCATTCATAAGAGAGCGGTTTTTAATGTCGTGCGGAGCATAATGCTTGCTGTACTTGTAGCCTTTTTCTTTAAGCACTTTGAAATAGTGCCGCATACCTTCGCCTGAGTTTTCGTAGTAATCGATAACTTGGTAGCAAGTATCTGATAACTTCCGGATAAACCAGATCACCATTGAGTCTGAGACACCTAAGTCCCAGAAGGTCATAACAGGTAAATGATCATTAGAAGGCAATACACCAATGCGTTTATTGGCATACAAGAATTTAAATTGGTTCTTGTAGTAAGCACCTTCAACAGACTGAGCAAAAGCTTCACTTGGAATACTTGGATATTCCCGCTTCATATCCTCGCCAAGAGTTTTCTCTTTTGAGTGATACCAAGCTCTTTGCTTTGGCGTTGTTTTAATCTTGTGCTTAACTTCCAGTTCTTCAAAGTATTGAACTAGGCGCTGTGGGAGTTCTTCAGTTGGTTCAATTTCATAATCAGCATTCTTCCACCAGGAGAAGAAAAAGAATTTCCAATCAAGTGGACTTAGTTTTTTGTTGAGTAGTAATAACTTTTCAGCTAATTGGCAGAATTCATAGAAGTAACCACTTTTACCTTCAGCCGTACTTTCAAGTGTGATGCGACCTTTAAGGCTAACTGCCTCAAATGCACCTGTAACAATCTCACGGGCCTTATCTGGAAACTTCGCACAAATCTTACCGAACTCAGACACATGTAATCGGTCTAATGTTCCACCACGAAATGAAGTTGAAACGGTAATTGAGCCACCTTTGCTAAAAACAAGCTCATCTTTAGTTTGAATCTCTAAAGGATTGGCTGCTTTGATAAGGTGTGGCAAGCGATCGTAAGCGTACTTAACCTTTTCACGGAACAGACGCTTAGCATCATGTAATGTATGGGCAATCAAAGCACACTTATCAGACATGAACAATGCAGCATCTAACTGAATCATGCACATCTCAGTGGTAAAACCTAACTGACGTGCCTTTAAGATGATGTTACGTGTCCATTCGTTTTCGAAGTATTCAAGCTGTTCAAGTGTCATCTTGAACTTAACTTGCTTACCCTCTTTATTCGTAATGTAGTAAAGATTATTTAAGCGCCATAACTGGTCTTTAAGTTTCGCTTTATGCTCAGGATTCAGCATGGCTACTCCTTATAATTAATCATCCTTCCCTATTTCATCCATCAATTCTGATAATGACTGAACTTCAAGTGTCAGCTTATTCTCTTGTTTGTCAGCTAAGCCAAGCTCACGGGCAACAATAGAAGCATTAAGCAATCCAGCACTTGCACCTTCAAACTTTTGAGTGAAGATAACCCTTTTGATATCGCTACAGATTCCAATAAAACCTTCTTTAGAGCAGTAAGTTGCCCAAGTCTCATCGGAAATATCAAGAAAGAAACACAAGCCTTGAATGGTCATTGCGCGCATCTTAGGTAAATCTTCAACTGTTACAACGCCCTCATATGCAAATGCCTTTGCTTCTTCTAATGGGTTATCTGTCACCCACTCAAAATACTCACAGGCAGCTTCCCATAGTTGTTCTGGATCTTCGAAGATCGGTTTACGACCATGAGAGCTGCGCTGCTCCCAGAATCTATTACCGATTGGAGCTGCCATATATTTACCTCATAAAAAACCGCCACTTGGGCGGTTCGTATTATTCATCTAAGGTTGCTTGAACCTCTTTAATATATTTAAGTAAATTATCTCTACTTAACTCGCTTAAATCCATAACACCATGGCCACCACAATTGCTTAGTATTGCCACAGCAATTGCTGCTTTACCTTTAATTTTTTCACATTCAATTACTGCTTCATATTCAAGGTTATTCATTGTCATTTGTTAGTTTCTCATTTTATAAAGTGAGAGACATTAATAATATGAAATTGGCAATTATTCAAGCACATACTTAAGATCATCAGGCGTTTCCAAATAACACCCGTTTTTATTGCAGAATGCATGAATGTCATTAAGGTATTCAGTGAATTGAGCTGTGCTTGCATCTGTAGTGCTCATTAGCTCACATAGGCCGTTTGCCACATCTTGGTAGAGTGGATGCTTTGAGTCCTTCAACTCTCTTACAGCTTTGAATGTTTTCTTGTATTGGCCAACGTCATCACGGTCATAGATTTTTGCTAAGAAGTTCTTCTTGAAGAACAGATGCTCATAGTCTTTATCTGTACCTTGACGTTTAGCCCATTGATTAAGCCACATCCAGTACAAGCGGTTTTGAGCCTTTGTCCGATCTTTCTCCTGCGGTGCAATCAATACGACTAAAGGCTTCCCTTCACTCGCTGCCTTGCCATGATTCAAATTAAGAAAGTTAGTTACTGGCGAAATGTCGCAATGGTTTTTAACAACTTGTCGGAATTCCATTTTGACCTCTCTTAGCACATTAGATTTGAATCTTCCTTTTCAATCTCAACACGTAACGTATAGTTACTGCTACCATCAGGAACAAAAGACCAATCTTTTATCTTGCAGTCATTCTCTAATTGGAATTGATTTAGAAAAGCCAAGAGCTCATCTTCAAATTTATCTTCCAGTATTTCTACAATAGGCTTTACCATTTCACTTTCCCGCACAACTCTGGCCAATCAGCATCAGTACTAATTTCAATTATGAAACCGCGACCTTTTAATTCTTGGAGATACGCATCTGTTAGTTCTTTATCTTCTTTGAGGTGGTAAGGAAGATCCATTGCACAAAAGTTTTCGCCTTTCTTAGTCTGACGTTTAATTGCACCTTCAATTTGTTTCTTACACTTGGTAAATGTTCCTGGTTGAGCCATTTTAATTCTCACAAAAAAAGAGCCTATTGGCTCAGTTAAAATATTTCTTCATCTTTAAGACTAAGCATCCGCTTTGTTTTCTCTAACCAACCATCAAATAGTTCTTCCGATTCTTGCCTTGTACCTAATTCAAACTTATCGAAAGCAGCGTGGCAAACATGGCACAACGGAACTGTGTATAAATCACTTGCCTTGATACCACGACCTTTCCCGTGCTTTGAACTATTTGAATGCGCAGCTTGACTCGGACTACTACCACACCTAACGCAAGGCAACTTTCTAATCGCTGCCAGTCGCTTACTGTCGCGCATCTAGCACTACTCTTAAATTTTTAATACGCTCTCTAAATTGCACGATCTTTCGATCTACTAAAATCATTTCATCTCTATTGAGCAATTGACGAGATAAGCTTTGATACTTGTTCAATTCAGTAGAATACATTTCGATATTTTTTCTTATTTCTTTTGTGTCCATGTATCACCCCAATCCAATACCTTCACCTAATCCTATTCCATCCATAAAACCACCTGTCTTTAACTTAGATGAAGTGACCGCTAGCTACAGATGGGATTGCCCGTCCGAAGTCACTTCTCTAAATTAAAACAACCCAACCATCCAATTAGGAATGGTCGGGTTGAGTAGTACCGAGTAGTTTAAGGCTGACTGAGTGTGTTAAGGGGTCGCCAATCCGCACCGTGAATACGCACGTCTTTAGGTGGTCAATCCAAGGGTAGTGTTTAAACATCAACTCCGCACCCTTCTAATCACTTTATTGACCAAACAAAGCGCTTATCAATTTTTGTTTGAGACCCTGATAAGTAGCTCTCGTTTTTTTGCTTGTGCTCGACCACATACAAGCGAATGTGTGATTAAGGATAATGAATCCCTGTCTAACCCTTTACGCCCCTATGATGTGCTAGGTAATAAGCCTAATGCCAAGGGTTGAGGCAACTATTGTCTTTCCATAGACAACAAAAAAAGCCCACGATTAAGTGAGCTTTGATGTGTTGGTCTTCGGAAATCCGTAATACGACCAGTATATAAAAACTATACTCTTGTTTCCGCAATAATGGAATACCTACGCTTTCATATCTTTGTAAGTATTTCTTTTGTAGGCTTCAACTGCTTTGCCTGCCTCATCAATTGCCGACTCAATTGCCATAGTCATTAGGTTTTCGTATGGCTTCCATGTCTTGCGGTAGCACTCTACATTCATCTGATGACTCTTAAGCCCTGCATAAGCCAAGCGCCCTTTAGCTGTGTAATGTTCTTCTAACTCTGGATTTAATGCGAAGTCTAATACTAGGCGAGCAATCAACCATGCTAGGTGATATATAGCGACATGTTCAGGCTCTCGCTTCTTATCAACTGCGGCATTTTGAATCATGATCTTCGCCAAATGATTACGTACATACTCATAATCACTTTGTGACTTGCCTTCAAACACAATCAGTGCTGTGACTGACTTTGCTAACTGGGTATCCATTGAAGCAATAGCACCCAAGCGGTCTTGATAGTTCAATGGTTTCTCTCCTGTTCCGCGCACCACTGGCTCAATACTTGGTGAACTCGCAGTTAAACCATGAGTCAACCATTCAAAACGTTCAAACTTCTCAACTGCTACTGCATTCATACCGTCACCCTAACCTTTCAATTCTTTAAATTCTGCTAATGTAATTTTTATAAACGGGTCATCAATGCAATACTCTTGATCAATAACAGGAGCACTTACATACACATCATTCCCATTAACAAGTGCAAACTTCTCTACAAAGCGACATCCACAATATTTGCCTGCAAACTTATCGCAGTTATAGATACCGCAAACACCACGAATGTCATCCTCCCAAATAACAACCTCATGATTCACTCTAACAACGAAAAACTTTTCGTCCTCGGTCCAACCTAATGTTTCTATGTCGCACATATCTATCCCTCACCCTAAATCATCAAATACTTTTTAATTTCATCTATGGCTTCATCCGCACCGAAGCAGACTTTGCACATGTAACCTTGTTCTTCTAAGCGTTGAATCATGAGCCTTTGACTTGGTTGTAATTTCCCTTTCTTTGACTTCAACTCAATCCAAAGCCCGTGTACTTCACCATTTGGAACGATAAGC